TGGTGATGGTGGCCATCCCGGGCGGGGTGCGGATGATGGTGATCCGGTCGCCGATCTCCCGGCCGAGCACCTGCGGCCACAGGCGCGCGTCCCGCAGCGGGGTGACGGTGAGGGTGTCGAACCGGTCGGCCTCGTTGCGGGAGATCCACAGCACCCACTGCGCGTACGTGCGGGCTTCGGCGTCTGAGGTGAGCAGCACGTCGGATCTCGCGTAGGACCGGGGGAACAGGTATTTGGCGATGGAGGCGGCGTTCTGCGCTTCCTGCAGGGCGGATGACCCGGCGGCGGTGATCTGCACGTCGTTGGCGAGGGTGGTGTCGTCGTCGTTGCGGGACACCCCGGAGTAGGGGAGGTTGACGCCGTCGTCGCCGAACGTGGCCTGGCTGGCAGTGGACCGGGTGTCGGTGAGGAGTGCCTGCCGTTCCCGGAACGTCACGAACCCGGACCCGTCGATGTACAGTTCGCCGATCTCGGAGTCGGCGGTGAGCTGCAGCAGGTTCAGGGCGGTGTCGCCGAACGTGGTGGCCTGCATTTCGGAGTCGCCGTCGCTGATGTTGCGGTGGTCGGTGTACCATCCGGCGGCGGTGAGGATGCGGCCGATCCGGTTGCCGGAGGGCTCGGCGTTGCCGGACGGCGTCCCCTGCGCGGGGATGGTGATGCCGGCGAGGATCTTGAACCCGTCGGTCGCGGACGCGGTGGTTTCGGAATACTGGGGGCCGTAGTTGACGTCGGCGACGGACCAGGTGTCGATGAACCCCTGGAAGAGGTGGTATTCCACGCCGAGCCACACCGCGCGGAGCCGCACCGGCACCATCGGCCGGATGGAGCTGGTGGACCCGTTGACGTAGGGGCCGGCCAGGTTGTCGGGGTTGAACCGGCCGTCGGAATCGACGAGGACCACGGACGCGGTGCCGGCCTGGTAGGTGCGCAGGGGGCCCTGGACGCGGGTGGAGGCACGGCTGATGGTCCCGGACTTGACGTAGGCGGTGATGTCGGTCCACGCGGTGGAGTCGCCGAGGGCGTTCGCGCCGAGCTGCCCGAAGACGGGGTCGTCGAGGAGCAGCGTCCCGGGCTGCGCGACCGGGGCGGCGGCGTAGAACCCGGCTTCGACGCGGATCTGCGGGAACCCGGGCGGCAGTACCGGCGGGCCGCCGCTGCCGGTGGCCCCGGCGGACAGGGTGAGCTGCAGCGCGGCGGTGGCGACGTTGGACGCGGAGTCGTTCAGCTGCACGGTGAACCCGTACGCGCCGGGGACGTCCCCCGACGTGCCGGACAGCACCCCGCCGGCGGACAGGGTGATCCCGGCGGGGAGGGTGCCGGTGAGCAGCGACCAGGTGAACGGCCCGGTGCCGCCCTGCTCGGTGAGGGTCGCGGTGTAGGCGGCGCCGACGGACGCGGCGGACAGGGTGGTGGTGGTGACCGACATCGCCGGGACGACGATCGACAGGCTGCCGGAGTTGCCGATGGTGGACCCGGAGTCCGTCGCCTTCACCGTGAACGTGTACGTCCCCGCCACGGTCGGCGTCCCCGAGATCACGCCGCCCGAGGACAGCGACAGCCCGGTCGGCAGGCTGCCGGTCAGGGTTGCCCACGTGTACGGCGCCGCGCCGCCGGTCGCGGTCAGCGCCTGGTTGTACGGGGAACCCAGGATGGCGTTCGGCAGGGTGGTGGTGGTGACGGTGACGGTGGTCCCGGCGGCCTGCGGCGCCAGCGCGTCGACGAGCGCGGCGAGTTCCGCCTGGATGCCGGACTGATCCTCGCCGTTGACCCCGGGGGTGTGAATCCAGTTGGGGCCGTTCGGGTTGTTCTCGAACCAGATGACGGGCGCGTTCTGCTTCCCGGCGGCGAGCCGCGCGGCGAATACGTCCCGCACGTGCCCCGTCGAGCCGCCGGTGTGCGACCACGCCACCACGCTGGACCAGGCGGGAAAGCTGTTGCCGCCGGCGCGGCCCCATTCCCCGATGCCCAGCGGGATCGGCGCGTTCGTGGCTGCGCTGTTGTCAGGGTTGCGGATGCCGTCGCACACGTCCTGCAGCGCGGGCGCGACGTTGCCGGTTCCCGGGTCGTTGCCGGGGGAAGCGTCGAGGTAGACCTGCTTGCCGTTGGAGTCGGAGTAGTAGAAGTCCGCCATCACCCCCGACACGGTCCCCGCCGGCGGATGCCACGACGAGCACGACGGCGCCGACGCGTACGACGGCTTGGTGTAAATAGGAATGCCGTGCGCGGCGTACGTGGGCTGCCAGTGCGCCCAGTACGCCAGCCAGTTCGACTGCGCCGCCCTGGCCGCCGCGGCGCCGGTGCCGACATTCCCGTACGGGTCGCTGCCGCTGGTGTCGTTGCCGAACGGCCCGTTGCCGCCGCCGAGGTTGTACTCATTGTAGGAGGTGCAGATGAACCCGTTGATGGTCCCGGACTGCTTCATCAAGGTCAGGTCGGAATCCACCGCGGCCTGCTCGTTCGCCACTGACACGAACCCGGACAGCCCGGTGCGGCGCGGTTTCATCGCCCAGCACATCTGAATGCCCGCGTTGTACAGGTTCAGCTGGTCCGTCGTCGGCCCCGACGTGAGGTGCGCCCCCTCCTGCTGGTAGGACACCTGCACGGAGGTGAAGAACGGGCGGCCGATGAACGTGTCGCCCTCCATCGCCGACCCGACTTTGGTGGCGGGGAGCCCGAATGACGCCTGGTCGGTGTAGGACCCGGCGGAGCATGACCCGCCGGCCCTGGAGCGGACGGAGGCGGCTTCGCGGAACACCACCAGGGCGTTTTCCCAGCTGATCTGGTTCGTGGACGTGGAAGTGACCGCGGTGGCGGACACGGGCCCGGCGGCGGCGGTGGCCTGCCAGCAGGACAGCCAGTGCATGCCCAGCGTCTGGGTGGACGTGGTGCGGCCCAGCGTCCAGCCGCCCGGGGTGGTCCAGGTGACCGCGGTGCCGGTCGAGCCGAAGTTGTCGCCGAACATGGCGATGGCCAGTTCCGCGGCGGCCACCGGGTTGGCCATGGCCGCGGGGAAGCTGGTCGCCCCGGCGGTCACCGACACGGTGATCCCGGGGAACAGTTCCATCACCTGGTAGGCGGAGGTGGTGGAGAACTCCATCAGGTGACCGCGGGCGCCGTCGGCCGTCGGGATCGTCCACGTCGTGTTCGTGATGCCGCCAGGGTTCTTCCGGTAGCACCAGATCTCCACCTGCTGCCCGGCGGCGCCGGTGACGTTCGACGGCGCGGTGCAGCACCACTCCCAGCCCGGGGAGGTGTTCGGGTTCGCCCCGTTGACCACGGAGATCTTCATCGGCGTGCCGGCCTGCCCGGTGACGATGCACGCGATCAGCAGCGTCCCCGCCGTCGACGCCACCGGGAGGGTCAGGGTCAGGGTGGTCACGCCGCCGGACACACCGGCGGTGATCGCGGACCCGTTCTGCACCTGCGTGAACGTCATCAGCCGGGCCCGAGGATCGACGACCGCAGCCGCACCCCGTTGCGCGCGCCGACGTTCAGGATTTTCACGATCTCCTGCGCGGCGGCGACCGGGTGGGTGCCGTGCCCCACCTGCACGGTCAGGTACACGGTGGTGCCCCCGGCGCCCCTGGTGCCGCGGGCGGGGGTGACTAGTTCGGGGCGCCCGGTGCCGTTGTAGGCGAGGTTCCACCCGGGCTGCAGGTAACCGCCGTGGTCGTACCAGCCGCGGGTCAGCTCCGAGTTCCACGCCCCGGCTGGCGACCCGTACCGGGAGGCGATGTAGGCCATCATCCACCGCAGCTGGGTGAACCCGTCGGTGCGCCAGTCCGCGCCGGCGCTGGCCATTTTGCTGCCGGGCAGCGCCTGCGGTATCCCGTACGCTCCCGATGTGGGGTTCTGGGCGTAGACGTTCCATCCGGATTCCCGCATGACCACGTCGTTGAACGCGGCCCACTGGCTGCCCCACCCGTATGCGCGGAGCAGGTACCGGGCATACTGCTGCAACGGCCCGTTCGGGGCGATGCCGAACCCCGGCGGCGTGGAACCGCCGGCGATCGGCACCGTGTACTGGGATTGCACCGCGCGGACGATGCGGCCGACGAAACCCCCGAGAGTGGCGGCCATCTCCCTTATCGACGGGGTGGACAGGTGCACGGTCACCCCTGGCGTGCCGGCGGCGTACCCGCGGAGGGCGTGGTTAGGGATGACAACCTCGCCGCCGCGCATGGACACCAGTTCCGGGCCTTTTTCACCGACTACGGCCCACCCGGGGGCGGCGCCAGGCGTCCCGGCGGCGTGGCCGGGGACCTGGCCGCCGGGGCCGCGGAGGTTCGGCGACGCCCCCGGCGGCAGGGTGACCCGGAAGTCGATCGGGTACGACTTGTGGGTCAGGGCGTGCAGTTTGGCCTGCGTGCTGGCGACGAACGCGCCGATTTTCTGGTCGGCCGCCTTCAGTTTCGGCCCGATGCCGGGCACCCACCCGAACGCGTCCGCCGCGATGTGCACGACATTTTTCGCCCACCCGGCGAACAGGATCTCCACCCGGAGCGCCCACGCCTGGACGAATTTTGACACCGAGTTGAACGCGGCTTCCACGTTGTGGCCGAACCGGATCATCTTGCCGATGGTGTCCTGGAAGATGACGTCCCAAATGTGCGCCCACCCGTGCCGCCACTGGTCCCAGTGCTGCATGATCCAGTCGCCGAGCGCCGCCATCCAGTGGCGTATCCGGTCGAACCAGGCGGCGGTGTTGTGCGCGACCACCGGAATGTGCGCGGCGTAGAAATCGATCACTTTGCCGAGGATTATGAGGAGGCCGGCGGTGGCTTTGGCCAGCAGGACGAACGCCTGCGCGCTGGTTTTCATCCCCTGCGGGCCGAGGGCCTTCAGGAACCCGGCGAGGCCCTGGACCAGGGCAATCAGCCCCTTGCTGATCGTCGGCAGCAGCGGCTGGAATTCCTGCAGCAGGTGGGTGAACACCGGCAGCAAGATTTTAGTGGCCTGTTCGAGGAACCCCACGAACGTCCGGATGTAGGGGACGCTGGCGCGGAAAATGTCCCCCAGCGACGGGCCGATGGACTTGATGAACGCGGCGATCTGCCGGAAAATCCCGGTCAGGCTCGTCAGGAACGACGGTGCCCCCGTCCCGGGGATGGGGCGCCCGCTGGGGCCAATGGCGGCAGGGCCGGGCCGGGTCAGCGCGCCGGAGAACACGGCGGTGAGGGTCCCGGTCAGTCCATGGAACGCGCCAGCGACGCCCAGCGGGCCCGCATTCGCCTGCCGGAACGCGGCGATCTGATCCCGGATCTGCTCCCGCTGCTTGCCGGTGGCACCCTTCAGCGCCGTTTGCAGCGCCCGCAATTGCGTCTGAGCCGACTGCCCCAGCGCCACGCCACCGAACGCGGCACCGCCACCGATGAGGGTGCCGAGGCCCAGCGGGATGGCCCCCGGGGCGAGCAGGGCGCCCAGCAAGGCGCCGAGGCCGATCCCAACTCCTGCCCCCGCCGGGCCGAGTGCCGCCAGTAGCCCGCCGCCGCCCTGAGCCGTCGCACCGCCGGCGCCTGCAGCACCGCTGGCCAGGCTGAGCCCGCCACCGCCTCCGAACAGGCCGAGCAGGCCACCGGCCGCGCGGGAGAACAGGCCGCGCCGCTGCGTCATCCGCGACAGTTGCGTGTCCAGCCGCAGCAACTGGGCTTGTGCCCGGTCCACGCCCTCCAATGTCACCCGCGGGGTGGCGACCATGCGGCCGAGCCGGTCCAGTTGCAAGCGCATCGACGCCACCGACGCCAGGGCGGCCTTGTCCTGCGGGTCGATTTTCGGCGCTGCAACTTTCTTGCCGAGCTCGTCGAGTTTCGCCTTCACCTCATCCAGGTGGGCGACGGCGGCTTTGTCGTTCAGGTCCACGACGGGGGTGGCACGTGCCCTGTTCAGCTCATAGAGCTGCCGGGTCAGGCTGCCGACATCCCCCGATGCGTCCTTTGCCGCCCGGCCGGCTTTCAGCAGCCCCGGGGTGAGAGAGTCGCGGCCGAGGAGCAGGTCAGCCCTGATCTCTTCAGCCACGGTCCCTCAGCTTCTCTTCCAGGTAGTCAACGAGAGCCTCAAAGTCGGCCTGCTCAAGCAGCCCTATTTCCCACGGGCGGATGTGGAGGACTTCCGCGAAGACGCCGAGGTACCGGTGCCGGTCGTAGGTGAACGCCCCGGCGGGGGCGTCGTAGGGCCCGCGCCGTCCTCGCTGGTGTCATCCTCAATGCCCAGCCCGTCGAGGTCCACGTCCACGCCGCCGGACAGGATGTCCTCCAGCGGCACGTCGCGGCCGTTGCGCCGCCACACCAGCCAGATGAACCCCGCCAGGGCCCGCGCCGATCCGGCGGCCAAGTCGGTTTCGTAGTCCACGTACCGGCATTTCAGCCCGGCCTCAATCGCCAGGGCCTCCGACAGTGGCTTACGGGCAGGGTCCCAGCTGAACACCTCACCGTTGATGGTCACTTTCGCCACGCGCTGCCTCCTATTTGGCGGCGTAGATCTTGTCCCGGACCCGGGCCACCGCGGCCACGATTTGATCCCGCACCTGCGGGCCTGACTGCTCCACGGGCCGGTCGAAAAATCCCGGCCGCATTCCCTTCGTCTGCGTCCGCCACGTCCACGACCGCCGCGGCGTTCCGGATACGGCGAACACGGGGTGGGTGATGATCCCCGCGTTGCGCTGGTTCACCTTGCGCCCGCGGCCTCTTGAGAACAGGGCCGTCGGGGCACTTCCCACAAGTTCCACGCCGGGTTCGCCAGTGGTGCGCTTGGACACCCGCACCCGCAAGTCACCAGCCAGCACCCGGGCGTACCGGTCCGGCATGAAAGCCGCCAGGTGATCGACCCTTTGGATCTCTCGCGCCAAAGGCTTCGCCGCGTCGTCGAACGCCTTGTAAAGCTCCTTCCGCAGCCCCGTCTCCCCGGCATCCTTGAGCGCGGCGGCGAGGGCGGCGAACTCCACGGCGGCGTCAGCCACTGGTGCCTCCCGGTTACGATGCGTGCATGAGAACCATCGGGGGAATCGTGGCAGCTGTGCTGCTGCTCGCCGCGTGCGGGGGCACCAGCAGCACAGCCAGCGTGACCGCATGTAAGCACGCGATGCGCGCCGAGTTCGCCGCAGCGGCATCCACCGGCGCCAAGGGCACCGAGCCCGCCGCGTGCAAGGGCCTGCCGGCGAAGACGCTGCAGCGACTGGCCGAGGAGATCCTCGGCAGCCAATTCGGTTAGACGATCCCGCCGAGTGCAGGGTTATATTGCCAGATGCGTGAGGCTGCATTCCAGGTCGAGGACATGTTCACCCCACCGGCGATGGCACCGTCGATGCTGTAGTCCGGCAGGATCGTCCCGAAATGGTACACGTTCGGGGAGTTCTGAATGTCGGGATACAGGTACATGTTCCGGGACAGGCCATCCGTGGACGCCGTGTAGGTCTGCGCGGTGGCGTCGTCCCAGAACCCGGAGAACTGCCCGGACGAGTCCGGCAGCCCGGCGACATAGATGAGGTTGCCGTCGCCGAACGCTGTCACGTCCTGCTTGTTGACGACCTTCGACAGCGACCAGGTCGCCTGGAACGCGCACGACGACGCCGCCGCCCCGTTGGTCACCGAGATGTACACCGCGCCGTTGCGCCCATGATGCCGGACCACGTTTGTCTCCTAGTTGTCGAGCATTGCCAGGAGCTTCCTGGCGTGGCTGATGAACGTGCGGCCCTCAACCGCCGCCCTGGCTTTCCCCGCCGCCTCTTCCGCGTCGCCCGGGTGCGCGAGCGCCCACCGGATCAGCTCCCCCGCTTCCTCCGGGCTGGTGAACGCGGGGAGCATGGGAAACAGCTCATCCGATTCGGGGCGCGGGTCGCGGGCGAACCACAGGCCGCACGCGGCCATTTCGATCTCCCGCGGCCCGCAGGCCCACCCTTCCCCGAGGTGGGCGTCTTCTGCTTCCCTGCGATACAAATTGAGGCCGGTGCGGGACTGCCGGTAGATGTCCGCCGTCTCCGTGTTGTCCACGCAGCCCTCGGGGTTGGGGTCGGCGTACTGGCGCAGCGGGGAGTCCTCCGGAAGGTCCAGCCACGGCCCCGCCAGCCGCACGTCCAGGCCGGACAGGTGCATCTGCTCGAAGAACCGCACCCGGGAGGGGAACCCGGTGCCGATGAACGAGAAGTCCCACAGCTTCGCCGCGCCCGGCGCCGGGTAATGCACCTGCTCCCGGTACGCGTGCGGCATGTACTCCGCCGGGCCCAGCTCCCGGTAGGCGTCAAGGTTGACCGGATCGTTGACCAGGTTCAGGTCGGCGTGCGCCGCCCGCACCAACTGTTCATCATCTTGATACGGCGATTCTGAATGCAGCAGAACCACTTTGTGGCCCCGGCCGCGCATCTCGTCGAAGATCTGCGGCGGATAAAAGAACGCCGAGATAAGCAGGACTACATGCGGCCATATGCGCCACAACGGCTTATAGATGCCATCAGTGGCCAGGCCGATCGCCTGCTCCCGGGACACTGCCTTGCGAAATGCGTCGCGCCCGAACGAGTCCTCGCCCACTTTGAGCATGGTGCTGTCGTAGAACAGCAGGCGATCATCGAGGTTGTACGTGTACACGTCCTCGCCGAGCGCGCGGAGCGCTTCTACCCAGCCCGTATGCATGTCAGCGACGGAAAAGCTCGGGCCAGGATGCCCGACTAGCCAGCGCATCAGGTGCCGACGTTAAGGATGAGCGAGCACGCGAGGTAGTCCACGCCGTTCCAGTTCATCAGCCCGTACCCGGTGGCCTCGATCACCGCGCAGTACGACACCTGGCCGCCCAAAGTGGGGTCCTTCTGGATCGCCGCGTGCACGGACAGGGCGCCGACGGGGGACAGGTAGGCGTCCATGGCATCCTGCCCGGACGCTGAGTCGCCCTCGGAGACGAGGATGACCGCCCGCAGGGTGTAGTCGGTTTCGCCGTCCATGGTGACCGCGTACCGGATCAGGCTGCCGGTCTGCGGGGCGACCACGGCCATCGGCGGGTTCACCGCGCCGAACCGGTTCGCCGTCGCGCGCAGCCCAATCGACGAGGTGAGGTACGTGGCGATCGCCTGCCGCACGGTGGGAAAGTCGGGCTGGGGCATTTAGACGCCGATCCTTTGCCCGTTGATGTACCGGTGCAGCAGCCACATCACCTGCGGGTTCGACTGCACCCGCACCACCCCGAACTCCCCGAACCCGGCGACGCCGAACGGGGCGTCTTTGATCCTGAAGATCTGCGCGCCGGCGATGATTGCGGCGTTTTTCACGTTCAGCGGCACCGCTGGCCAGCCGAACACGCCGGTGACCTGGATGCGGTCGAGGTGGGACCACATCCAGGTGAACGGGAACAGCTTCCCTCCGGTGATGACCTGCGCGGCGGTGTAGGGCCACTGCTCGCCCTTCGCCGCTGCGTTGTACTTGCCGGGGGCGACTTCGAGGGCGTAGTCGGTGCCCTGGGTCCAGGTTTCCTCGAAGACGCCGTCGCCGTCCCGGTCCACCTTCAGCGACGTGACGGAGACGAGGTCGTCGAGGGACTGCCGGGAGATCGACTCCGGGATGTACGTCCTGGTGTCGGTGCCGCGCCAGAAGTACCGGCCGGTGATCTCGTCGATCGCGCGGGACGCCCCCGCGGCGGCCAGGCCCAGCTCGAAGTCATCGGAGGTGTCGGTGATGCCGAGCCGCGATTTCAGTTCTTCGACGGTGCAGTAGTTCTGGCCCAGCGCGACCGTGACAACGGTCCAGGTGCCGGCGACCGCGTCGGAGGCGGTGCCGGTGCCTTCCCACAGGTAGGTCCAGACGCCGGCGACGGTGCACGCGACGTTCGCTGTGTAGGTGCCGGCAGAGACGTGCGTCACGCTGGGCGCGGACGTCGCGCCAGTGGGGTCGGTGACGGTGAGTGTCACCGTGGACGGGTCGGTGGGGACACCGCTGACCTTGAAAATGTTCTGGAGGGTGGCGAACTCGTTCGCGTCCTGGTAGAAGACGGTCGCGGACACCTAGTCCTCCATCCACTCCGGGTGCGCCAGCGTCCACGCCACGGTGCGGGCGAGAGATTCGGGGAACGGCACCGGCGGCTTCCACCCCAGCGCAGTGATCTTGGACCCGTTCAGCCCGTAGTGCGGGTCATGGCCCGGGCGAGTGGCGTGGTAGTCCTCCAGCTGGTACCGCAGCGGTTTGCCGGTGAGGTCGGCGGTCATCTGGGCGAGCTGCAGGTTGCTGATCCTGTCCGGGCCGACGATGTTGAACCGGTCGGGGCGGCCGGCTTTCGTCATCCCGTAGTGGTAATCCAGGTCAAAGTGCGCGGGGAACATCGCCGGCGGCAGGTTCCGCAGGATGTACAGCATGGCGTCGGCGAGATTGCGGGCGTGCAGGTAATGCCTGGTGCCGATGTTCCCGGGGCGCCCGTGCACAGTGACTTTCTGCCCGCGGTGAATGCGCCGGATGAGCATCGGCAGGTACTTCTGCGGGTCCTGGCGCTCGCCGATGAGGTTCATGCAGTTGACCAGGGTCACCGGTACCCCGTAGGTGCGCCAGTACGCGATGGCGATGGCTTCCTGCGCGGCCTTGGACGCGGAGTACGGGTTGGACGGCAGGATGGGCGCCCATTCGGGGTGCGCCTGCCCGGCCACCGTGGGCCCGTACACCTCGTCCGTGGACACCCAGATCAGGTGCGCGGGGGCGGCTTCCCGGGCGTATTCCAGCACGGACAGGGCGATGTCGGTGTTGTTGCGGGTGAAGGCCACGGGGTCGGCGATGGAGTCGTCCACGTGCGACAGGGACGCGACGGCGAGGACGTAGTCGACGGGGCCGATCTTGTCCCGCAGCTGAGACGCGACGGGGGCGGCGAGGTCGTGCATGACCACGCGGGTGCGCTGCCGCCACTCCGGCGCCCCGTGCTCCAGCACCTGGCGGATGCGGTCCGTCTTCCCTTTGTGGCGGAAGGAGTCGGTGGCGGTGATCTCCCAGTCGCTCTCGTGGAGGAGGTGCTCGAGGACGTGGTGGCCGATGAACCCGCCGGCGCCGGTGAGCAGGACGCGCTTAGTCATGTGACTCCCGGGGAAGAGGTGGCGAGGGCGGCGACGGACGTGGTGCCGTCACGCGGGTCGGACACCCCCGCGGCGGAAGTGTCCGGGGCGGCGGCCGACGGGGTGCTGCGCGCCACCTGGAAGGGCGGTGCGGTGAACGGCGGCGGCGGCAGCGGCTGCTGCAGGTGCCGGAACTGCCGCAGCCACGTGCGGCCGGGGAGCACCTGCATGAGCGGCGGCGCGCCGGTGGTGACGACGCTGGCGTCCAGCGCGGTGCCGGTGCCGGCGGCGGGGGCGGCGCCGATGGCGATCGACGGGGCCGGGTTCTGCCCGGTGCCGGTCGCCGCAGCGGTGCCGCCGTTGGTGGCGAGGGAGCTCGTGGCGCCCAGCGCCGCCGCGGTGGCGGCAGGGAGGCCCGCGTTCGGGGCGACTGACGCGATGTCCGCGCCGGTGTCCTGCCCGAGCGCGGTGCCGGTGGCCTGGGCGAGGCCGCCGGAGACGTTTGTGGCGGGCGCGGGGGCGGTGAACGCCGCGGGCTGCTGCGGGTGCTGGAAGTACTTCCGCCACACCGCGCCCGGGTAGGCGGCGTTCTGCGGGAGCACCACCTGGGCGCTGGCGCCCAGCGCCGCCCCGGTGGCGGCTGGCAGCCCGGCGTTCGGGGACACCATGGCGATGTCCGCGCCGGTGTCCTGCCCGAGCGCGGTGCCGGTCGCGGCTGGCAGCCCCGCGCCGGGGGCGACCGACGCGATGTCCGCGCCCGTGTCCTGGCCCAGGGCCGTCCCCGTGGCCGCCGGGAGGCCCGCGTTCGGGGACACCATGGCGATGTCCGCGCCGGTGTCCTGCCCGAGCGCGGTGCCGGTGGCCGTGGCGAGGCCGGCGGAGACGCTGATCCCGGTGACGACCGGTGCTGGGGGCACCGGCTGCTGCGGGTGCTGGAAGTACCGGCGCCACGTCTTTCCCGGCAGCGCGGGCTGCGCGGTGAACGGCGCCGGCGGCGCTGGCGGCCCCTGCAGCACCAGGACCCAGTCGGCGTTCCCGGCGCTGTTATTCCCCAGCGGCGTGCTGTTGTAGGTGCCGCCTGTCGCCGTGGCCGTGGTGGCGGCGGTGACCGGGTCCACCCAGGTGGCGGTGTACCCGGGGGCCAGCAGCGCCTGGTTGATCGTGATCGTGAAGAACTGGCCGCAGTAGATGACGGCCAGCGACCCGTCGGGGGTGATGCTGCCCGCGACGTAGTTGTCCGAGTCGCCGTATTTGGCGGGGTTGAACCCGGGGGCGTCGTTAGTGGTTTTCGTGCCGCGGCCGGAGGTGATGAACACGTTTCCCGTGTCGGGGATCAGCGTGTGCCACCCGGCCAGGCTAGTGAAGTACGTGGTGATGACACCGCACGTGGACGTGACGAACGTGCCGTTCGGGTCGGTGGTGACGGCGGCGAGGGCACCGTTCTGCCACTGCCACACCAGGCCGTTGTTGGTGGACCCGGACGTGTCGTTGAACCCGCGGGCACCGGACGCGAGCGCCCACCACGTGAACCGGCGGATGGTGTAGTCGGCGATGTTCTGGGTGCTGGAGTTGTCCCCGTACCAGACACCGTCGCCCCACACGACCGGCTGCCGGCCGGGCACCGGCAGCTCGGTGTAGGACTTCTCCACCCCGTTGTAGGACGGGTCGTAGGTGTACACCCAGTTGTAGTTCGCGCTGGCCTCACCGAAGCCGCCGGGGAGGTAGACCGCGGTGGTGTCGAACTCGATGTGGGAGTTCGTTTCCGGCAGCTGCTCCACGCTGACGTGCCGCGTGTCGCCGGCGTCGGTGATGCCCGACAGCATCTGCGTGAAGAACGTGTCCTGGCCGCCGGAGCCGTCGTCGCCGAAGAAGAAGAACACGTTCGGGTACGACGCCCGCGGGTACCGGGCGACGATCAGGGCGCCGAACGTGTACGCCTGCGCCGTGGACAGGTTGAACCAGATGTTCGGCGACCCGGTGAAGTCGTACTGCATCCCCAGGTTCAGGTAACAGGAGATGCCGTTTTTCAGCGCCGACGTGAACAGGTAGTCGATCCGCTGCCAGAACGGGTCGTTCAGGGTGATCGTCTCAGACCCGGTGGTGATCTTCCCCGGGGTGCCGTTGACGACGATCGGGTAGATGCCGTCCCACGTGCGGCCACCGGACAGGGCGGTGGAATCGACGTGGTTGTCGGACCATGCGGTGCCGAACCAGGCGGTCATTCCCTGGGTGCCGCGGGCGGACATGTACCCGTCCATGTCGGCTTGCCAGTTGCCCGAGTTCCACCGGCCCGCGTTCCACGGCAGCGCCCACGCCTGCTCCAGCCGCAAGATGCGCGGGTTCCCGAACTGGTCGGCGAAATACCCGGCCGGGGTGCCCGGGTGGGCGATCCGCGCGATGAACGGCGGTGACGTGGGGTTCGCGGTTGCGGTGGCCGTGGCGAGGCCGGCGGTTGCCCACGCCAGCGGCGGCGGCCCGGACAGTTGCTGCTGCTGCGGCCACTGGAAGTGCTTGCGCCACGTGCGGCCCGGGTTGAAGGTGGGTGCCGCCGGCGCCGACACCGTCACCACAGCAGGGCTGAGCGCGGTGGCGGTGGCCGTGGCGGTTGCCGGGGACGCGGTGACCATCACCGGCCCGGGCGGCTGCTGGCCGATGAACCCGGGGCGGCGGAACCGCTGCAGCCACGTCCGCCCCGGGATGGCCGCCGGCACCGGCACCGGCGGCGGCGGGGATGCGCGCACTTCGACGCCGACGGCGCCCCAGGCGTCGCTGGTGATGGTGTCGGTCAGGGTGACGCTGCCGCCGCCGGCGATCGTCGCGCCGGACAGGTTCGACGCACCGGACGCGGCGGACAC